AGGTCTTCACCGCCGAATGGTCCGAGACGCCGCACCGCGGGCACGATTACGTCATCGCCACAGACGTCGGGCTCGTGCAGGACTTTACGGTGGCCGTGCCGATGTGCTGGCAATGCAAGACGGCGACTGCGTACTTCCGGGAGCGCGGCAACAGCGTTGGCCTGCCGGCGCGGCTCGCCGCCTTCTACGAGCATTGGAACCACGGGACGGCGGTCATTGAGACGCAGAACGCCGGGCAGATGGTGCTGGACCACGTCCGCGACATCTACCCATTGGCGCAGGGTTGGACCACCGACGAGGGCAACAAGCGCGAGGCGATCATGCAGTGGGTCGAGCTCGCCAAGACCGGGGGCTTGACGTTGCCCAAGGAAGCGGGCATCATCGAAGAGCACAGAGCCTTTCAGTCCAAGCGGAAGACGGATGGGACGTGGACCTTTGGTGCTCCCTCTGGCGCGCACGATGACCGGGTGATGGCGACGGTGATTGCGATCGGCGCGATGACGACGGGTGCAGCGGCCTTCCTGAAAACCATGATGGCCCTGATCGGATCGCAGAAGGCCAAGGAGAACGGCGACGGCGCCCCCGCCCATTCCTGAGAACGCCCGCGAGGCCGGTGACCTGAACCCACTGGCCGCCACGCTTGAATTCGCTCGTCCCACCTTGTACGACCCCTACGGCGCGCGCATCACGAACGAACCGCGGCCGCAGTTCGAAGGCCGCTGGCCGCAGCCGAACCGCCCGCTCCCGGCATGGTACCCGCACGGCGCCGAGCCCCGGCAGTTCTGGCCCTGGGCGGGCTACAACCTCACCTACATGCCCCGCACCGAGCCGGGGCTCGCGCTCACGCCGTTCCAGACGCTGCGCCTCCTGGCCGACTCGTGCGATCTCCTGCGCGCCGCGCTCGAGCACGTCAAGAGGCAGGTGATCGGCCTTGAGTGGGACATCCACCCCGAAGACGACGTCAGCCAGGCGAAGACCTCGGAGATCACCAGCGTCAAGGCCGCGCTCCAGAAGCCGGACGGGATCCACGACTTCACGACCTGGCTGCACATGGCGCTTGAGGAGATGCTCGTCACCGATGCGCTCACGACCTACCGGTGGCGCACGAAGGCCGGTGACCCGCTCGCCCTCCTGGTCCTGGACGGGACGACCATCAAGCCGCTGATCGACTTCCACGGCCTGCCGCCGGCGCCGCCGGAGCCCGCCTACCAGCAAGTGATCATGGGCCGCGTCGAGACCGAGTTCACCAGGCCGTGGGGCGACAGCGAGCCGTTCGCACCCGACGGCGAATCGAAGTTCGAGATGTCGTATCAACCGCGCAGCCCGCGCGCCTGGAGCGGCTACGGGCAGCCGGTCGTCGAGCGCGTCCTGATGACCGTCAACCTGATCCTGCGGCGGCAGGTGCACTACCTCAGCTACTACACCGCCGGCTCGATCCCGGATGCGATCTACAAGGTGCCGCAGGGCTGGAGCGTGCAGCAGATCAAGGATTACCAGGAGATGTGGGACGCGCAGTTCTCCGGCGAGTCCGAGCAGCGCCGCCACCTGCGGTTCGTTCCAGGCGACAAGGACTCCGAAATGATCCAGACGAAGGCCGGCGACGCCTGGACCTACGAGTTCGAGGAGTTCCTGGGCCGCGTGATCGCCTGGCACTTCGGCATCAGCCCCATGGCGATCGCCAAGATGGTGAACCGCGCCTCCGCCGAGCGCATGGACTCTGCCGAGACGGACCTCGCCGTGCGCCCGCTGCGGAAGTGGATCGCGCGCGTCTTGATCGAACCGCACATCCGCGAGTTCTACGGCTTCGAGGGGCTGCGGTTCCTGTGGGTCGACGAGAAGGCCGACGACGCCAAGCTTCTGATCGACAAGCACGAGCGATACGTCAAGGCTGGGATCCTGAGTCGATCCGAGGTGCGCGACGATCTGGGCATGGACGCGGAGCCGAACGATGGGAGCATCCTGACGATCGACACCGCGACCGGCCCGGTGCCGGCGATCCTGACGGAAGAGGACATCCCGGAAGAGCCGACCGTCCCTCCTGGCGGATCAGCAGCCGCCGCACTTCCGGGCCCCGGCGGGGCGGCCCACACGGGCGCAGAGGGCAGCCGATCTCCCTCTGAAGGGTCGCCCCGCCCCAAGGAAGCCGAGAAGGCGGTCGCCGTCGAGCTGAAGAACTGGCGCAAGGTGGCGCTCAAGCGAGTGGTGGCTGGAAAGCGGCCACGCCTCTTCGTGACCAAGGCCGTCCCGATGACGCTCACCATGGCGGTCAACGAATGGCTGGAGCATGCTCGGACGCGCGAGGACGTGGACTGGTGCTTCTCGGTGCTGCGGAAGTCCAGGCGCCCTCTGGTCGCCGCGCGCCGGCGGATCCGGCTGGAGAAGCGGATGCGCCACGCCGTCATGGAACACTTCCGCAGCCGCGCGCCGCACGTTGCGTCGGTGGTGGCGAAGCACTACCATCCGACGATGAAGATCGCCAAGGACGATCCGCCCGACCAGGAGATCGACGACTCGATGGCCTGGAACGTCTTCGCCGAGAACGTGACGGGGCCCTTGGCCGATGCCTACCTGGACGCCGAGACTCTGGCCGAGGGCGAGACGCAACTCGAAGGCTCCTTCGCGCTCACGAGCGAGCAGGCTGTGAAGTACGCGCAGGGCCGCGCCGCGGAGCTCGTCGGCATGCGCCGCCTCGACTCCGGCGAGCTGGTCCCGAATCCGCGCGCGAAGTGGTCCGTGCCGCAGACCACCCGCGACCGGCTGCGCGCCGAGATCCAGGACGCGCTCAAGGCCGGGCTTACCGAGACGGAGCTTCGCAAGAGGATTGAATCGGACGAGATCTGGAACTGGCGCGCGGACATGATCGCCCGCACCGAGGTCGCGTTAGCGCTCAACAGCGGCAGCACCGACGTCTACAAGGCCGCCGGCGTCGAGCAGGTGATCGTGATCGACGGCCCGGGTTGCTTGGAGGATGGTCACGACGACAGCGAGGACGGAGTTGACGGAGAGGTCTGGCCCGTGGACAAGTCGTATGAGTACCCCCTGGGGCACCCCAACTGCCGCAGAGGTTTCCGGCCTGCTGAGGCCGTGGAGGAAGGCGCATGATCAAGCTCGGTGATCTGGCAAAGGACATCGTGACGGGCTTCGCCGGAACCGTGACCGGCAAAGCGGAGTACCTGACCGGCTACACGCAGTTCTACATCCTGGGGGGCGTGACGGGCGACGGCGACACGAAGGGCTGCTGGTACGACGAAACGCGCCTCGAGAAGACTGGCGAGTCCGGCCACACGGTGGCCAGCCTCGCGGCCCGGGTCGATGGCGAGCGAGCCGCGGAGATCGGCGCTCACTTCCGAAGCGCTTCCGGCGGCCCGCAGGACTGCGCGCCCAAGAGGAGCTTCTGATGGACAGTCTCAGACAGCATCCGGAGTCTCTTGACCGCGACCAGAAGACACTCGAGGTGCCGGTCGCGCCCGAGCGCGGCCGCAGCGCGCCCACCCACGATGAACTGGAGCGCGCCTTCACCTACCACAGGCCGAAGGAAGATCAGAAGGAGAGGTATGAGCTGCTGCGCGACGCTGGCAAGGGTCTCGCGCGGATCATCTTCCGCAACTGCCCCGACAGCCGCGAGAAGTCGACCGCGATCGCCAAGCTACGTGAGGCCGTGATGTGGGCGAACGCCTCCATCGCGTGCAACGAGTGACCCGTGGAGCCCAAGCCGCTCGACGCCACCAACGAGATGCGGGTCAAGCTCAAGGATCTGGAGCTGAAGGCGTGCGGGTCCGGCCGCGAGGTCCAGTTCTGGAGGGCGATGCTGCGCCCATACTTCTCGAAGGTGGAGAGACAGATCGACGTCCTGGACGCGGAGTGGTTCCGCATGAGCAAGGCGATCCTGGGCCTGACCGAGCTGCGGAAGCAACAAGACGTCATCCTCGCAAACCTCCGGCTCGCCGTCGCGCAGCTCGTCCTCGCGCAAGGCGGGCGCGTCGTGCTGTCCAAGGGCCAGAGGATCAACCTCGATCCGGAGACGGTGATCGAGGTGAACGAGCTGGAGGACGGATCGATCGAGCTGAAGGTGACGATCCCGGCGCCGGAACCGGAGAAGGCGATGCTTCGATCTATACCGGACTCAGCATCGGAGGTTCATTGATCCGCGCCAGCCTCCCGTCCTTGACGAGGGCTCCGGCTCCTGTGGTATCGTCCGCGCATGCATCAGGGCACATGCTCTACACCATCACCACCGACCAGGTTGACTTCTGCGTTGAGGGCAAATGTCTCTGTGGGTGGAGCATCAAGGTGAAAGCAACGATGGTCCGTGCCGTCTCCCTCGGCTGGCCTAGCTCGTACATGGATTTCAGCGCCGCGAGGTGGAGCGTCCAGAGGCAGCACGAAATCCACATGAAATCGGTAGGTCTGTAGAAGGACGAAGCGCATCCCTTCGCCGGCGGGCGCGGGGACCCGAGGACCATAGAGAAGGGGCCTTGTGGGGCCACAAACCCACCAGGGCCCCTTTCTTTATGGGCCCAAGGGGAGGCCGGAGCATGAGGCCAGGCGCGGTCCAGAAGCTCTACCCCGTCCAGATCTTCGTCCCCTTCACCAAGGTCGACGCCGACACCGGCCGCGTCGAGGGCTACGGCTCCGTCGAGGAGGTCGACAAGCAGATGGAGCTCGTGACGCCCGCGGCCGCGACGA